TTAAAAGGGTGAGTTTTTATATGTTGAATTAGTTTAGAATTGAAGTGAACTGCCAAACTTTGAAGTCCTCTACAAATTCCGAACACCGGAATACCTAAATCAATATATGCTGGAAGATGATTTATATCAAAATATTCTCTATGCACACATGGAGATGAAGTGTAATACCCTGGTTTTTCTCCATATCTTTTAGGATCAACATCGGGACCACCTGTTAATAATAATAAATCTAAATCTTTATTAATATCAGATTCAGAGGACAATATTACTGGTTCTCCCCATTTAGAGATAAAATCCAAGTAAGTAATTAATCCCCCAAAAGAATTAGCTCCTAGTTTATGTCCTGGTATTCCTATTTTGTATTTACTCATAATATTTTCTTATATTTATTCAATAATAATAATATTATTATTCCTATAGATACTATTAATATGGATAATTTTATAAAAGTTTCTTCCATCTTATTTTATATTTTTTACTCATTTTTATACATTTTCGTATTAATCCAAGATTTAATAAACTTAGCAGATTCTTCAAGTTGTTTTCTAAATTCCTTGGCTTCTTTTTCATCAATTATTACTTTATGATACTCTTCGCTATCTCCGCTCCAGCCCGTTTTTATTTCCCAACTTACAGTATAGGATTGTAATTCTGTTATTTCTTGTTGATTCTCTTTTGGAATTTTTATTTTAAATATGTTCATTTTATTATTTCTTTTAATAAATTCATTGTACTTAATAACCCATTTCCTTTATAGTAATCCGATATATCTTTATATTTAAAATCACATGTAGTTATAAATTCAAATCCATATAATTCTCTATTTCTTTTTGCTGCATTTATTCCAGCAGTATCATGATCAAAGAAAGTTATAATTCTTTTAAATCTAGATTTTAATATATCTATTACTTGAAATTTATATATATAACCTTCTCCTTGAGGAGAAATAACATTATAGCCATGTTCATGTAAGAACATAGTATCCTTATTAGATTTTGATAAAATTAATAATTCTCCTATTTCCGGTAATAAATTCCATCCCGAAAAAGTACCATCTAAAAATCCATTAAGAAATTTATGGTCATTTTGTTTTCTAAAAGGTTGATAAATTTTATAATTTAACTCCTCATCTTTATATTCCTTATAAGCATAAGCGTATTTATCTGCAATATAAATATTATTGTACATAAAATAATATTTAATAGGAACTACATTAAATAGTTGTAATATAGAAAGAGAAATACCATAGGATTTCCAAAAATCAATATCACACTTTTCCCAGGATCTAGATGTTATTCTTAAATCTAATTTAGAAGCTTTATATTCTTTTCTTTCATCTATAGAAAGCCTATATTCTATAGGTTTAGTTTGTTTTAATTCTTTATTAGACACAAAGAATTTATCTTCTAAATTAAAATCTATTATAACTCTTTCAATAGTTTCATTGCGGGAAGAATAATTATATAATAATTGAACAAATTTTATAGCATCCCCTGAAGGTCCTCTATGATCTTTAAAAAATAATAATCCAGGATTTCTAGAAGAAGGATAAATACCAAACGACGGATTATCATCTTTAAGTAGCGGAGAACTAAAAGCTTTTCCAATACTAAAATCACCTATATAATATCTGTAAATTTCATAGTCTGTGACTTCATTATATAATAATTCAGTAGTTGGATATACTTTATAATTATTAGGATTGAAATTCGATTCCATTATATGAAAGCATTACTAAAACATTATCACCATTAGGATTTATAAAAGTATTTATTTCTTTAAAATCTAAGAAGTCTTTTAAAAAGGATATTATTTTTGATTGATGATCTTTTAGTAAAATACATGTTACATTACGATTCTTAAATTTGTCTCTAAAAATTTCTTTTAAAGACCTTATTTCTTTCTTAGAATAAGAATTAATACTTAATTCTTGATTTTCATATAATTCTAAATTGTTTAAAATGACACTACCACAACAAAAAGGATATCCTTCCAAATTAAAATGAAGTATATCATCATAACAATATACTAATTTATCTAAAACCAATGAAAATCCTTCTATTATAGGCAATTTAAAATCATTAAAAGGATCTATTTTTTTAATTATTTGAACACCCTGTGTAAATTTTTTATTATTATTGTCAATGTTAAACTGCCAACTTCCACTAAAAGGAGATTTATCAATGCTAGGATTTCCTCCATGTCTCGTGTTTTGAAGAAAGAAAAAACTATTACGTTCTATTAAAAATACTCCAATAACATTATCATTACCTATTTTACCTTCAATAAAGTCCCCATTTGCTATAAATAAATCATCTATTAAGATTCCACTTTTATTATTTTCAGAAGTTCTTATTATCATAATTTTTAAATTAAAAAAGGGAGTAAAAATTACTCCCTTATATTTTATAATACTATTTTCTTTTTAATCTGTCCAGTCTGTATTTATACTTGTAGAAGGAATAGAAGCTTCTTCTTTTGAATCTGCCTTAGGTCTTACTATAATTGCATTTCGACTTAAAGAAAGTTTTTCAACTCCAGATTTACAAATCCAATGAGGAAAACCATTTAAACGAAGAAATTTAGAAGCTTTGTAATCATCTCCATAATCAACTACTACATCAAATTCTAAAGGATCTTTTTTAATGGCATTATTTACATAAGCCATAACATAATCCATAAAATCATTGTAATCTTTAAATTCTTTTTCAAATAAGAAATTTCCTTTATCATCTGCTGGATGATTAACACTCCTTAAAAGATTTCTTAAATCTCTTACAAAAAATCCTTTAGATTGCTCACTTTTAAATTCATTTTGATAATAATAACCCTTATTAACAGGATAAATCTTATCATCTTCTATCTTTTCAGTATTTGTAATTTGATTTTTATCCCAAGCAAATACTTTATAATCTGGGGAATTTTCAGGGTCTTTACTTGTTTTTTTAACTACTTTAATTTTAACACCAGTTACTACACCGGCTTCTCTTTTATTAAAAACTAAACTACTTGGAGTTTCCTGGAATCCAGGATCATTTACATTAAATCCACTCATGTTTTTATTTATTTATTTTAATTATTATATTCTTCTACAGCACTTATAACAAGACCTAAATCATTAGGTATGTAAATATCTTTAAACATACCTACTGGAGATTTAGCAGGAAAATGTCCATCATCATTAGTAACAAATTCCCTAACAGATTTTTTATTTTGTTCATCAAATCTTGAATTTCCAAATAGAACTATTTCAAATTTTCCTTCTGGAGTAATATATTCATCTACCAGTAGATTTATATTTCAATACCATTTGATCCATTCCTTTGTCTTTATATGAATCAAAATGAGCTAACATAATAAAATTTTTATCTTCTGGAATTTGATTAATAGCATCAAATATTAATCCCATATTATATCCTATTTGTTTAGGTGTATCCCATCCTCCTTTTAAAGCGTTTTTCATAAAATAGTCTTGTGAAGGATAATTAGCATCATCAAATACTATATTTTTAAAGGGAGATGTTGATAGGCTATTAATTAATTTTGCAATAATAACAGCATCATTTGTTATAATTCTATTTCCTTCTCTTATTTTATCAGAAGTAGTGATTTTAAAAGAATTTCTAGCTCCCCTAAAAGGTAATGGTTTATTAACAGCACTAATTAAATAAGTTTCAGAAGGATTTAAACCTATTATTCCTAATTCTGGAATATTACCTAAACTTGTACTTTTACCAAAACCTGAACGTGCTAATACTAAAATTTTACTCATATTTCTAAACTTTTTAAATTATCTATTTTTTCATATATTTCTTTCCCCATTACTTTTGGAAGTTCTCTAAAATGGTTAGCTGCTCCAAAGAACAACAAATCTATAGATAAATTAGACATACCATCCCTATTAAGTAAAACACTTAATTCTCTATGATTATCTCCAATTTTTCTTAAATCTATTCCATTATATTCTTCTATTTCATAATAATAAGGATAAAATAATGACATCATAAGATTACAATCATTTCTAGGTAGTTTACAGTCTCCTAAACCAAAAGGAGTGGGTTTAACCCTATTTACTACCAAATCCCCTCTAAAATCAAATGCTGATGTCTGCGAGTCAGCACTTTGCTGCATTATATTTACAATTATATATTTAAATCTATCTCGTAGTTTTAAACAATAATTATTAGAAAAAGTTTTTATAGCTTCATGTAAAGTATCTCCTTTTTCTGCCTGTAATAAATTTAAATTATCAGTTATAGCAAAAACAAATTCATTTTTATTATCTGGGATATATTCTTTTATTACTCTCTTTTCAATAGTATTTCCTAAATCATCTTGCCAAGGAATATTTTCATATTCATATTTACCATGGGCTTCTGCATATGTTTTCATAGTTAAGTATATCCCATAAGGATTTCGAATATCTTCTACTATAGTAATAATATCTTCAAATTCTTTTAACCATCTCTGAAATTCAGGTGAATTTATTATATTTAATATTTTTTCATCTAATATATAATTTTGAAAAACTGATCTTAATTTTTGAGGACTAATAATTATATTATAACTTTTAAATAATTTATAACTTATAGCAGATAATATTTTTAAATCTCTACTTACTTCTAAACTAAAATAAAATATTTTTGGTTTAATATTAGTTCTATTTCTATTTTCAATCCACCAATCTATAACATTAAATACATAGATATGATCCACTATCTGAGTTTTTCCAGCCTTCTGAGCTGCTGTAACAATATGATATTTCGCTTGTTCTATACCTGGTAAATACTCTGACAATCTTTTGAAAGGATAAGGAATTGCAACGACATCCCCTGCTAATCTTTTCTCCCTATTTCTTTCTAGTTGTTTAACAACACCTGTTGAAATCATTAAATTCTCCTTACATTTACTGAAATATTTTCTTTTCTAGTAGAAGTAGTAATTTCTGATATATATTTTTGAAATTTAGTATCATTAAATAGAGTTTGTATTCTAATATACATATCCATAGATGTACCAGCCCATTCCTTGTTTTTAATATCAATAACAGCTTTTAAATCTTCCTTAGTATATCCTTCAGATAATCTGTCTTTGACAAATTTACGATTGGATGGAGATGTTTGTAAAATCTTTTTTCCTGTTACCTCTTTAAAATAATTTAATACTTCACTAATATCATCTAATGAACTTCCTAATATATTATATCCTTCTTCAGTTAGACTAATAATATCTGAAGTCATATCTAAATTAACTAATTTTTTTTCTATTAGAGAATTTATTATATTTAGTCCAGTATTATAAGGTATATTACTACTTTCATTTTGTAGTTTAATTTTTAAAAGAGTTAAATACTCATTTATATTTAACTCTTTATTTTTTAGCAACTCTAAATCTATTTCTATTTTCATTAAAATAAAAAATCTTTATGTAATTCTATAAAATTTTTACCAAAATAATCTGATTTTTCTTTACTTTGAGAGTAAAGACAAGAACTGACACCCATACTCGTGTACGTGCAGGCGTAATCTGAACCCAAAAAAACGAATCGGGGGGAAAGACTAAAAGCAGGGAACCATTTACGTTGATTAATGTCTTGCCAGTTTGGTTCCCAACCATTATTAATAGCTTGAACTATAATTTTTCTTTTAATATAAGATACTTCATCTTTTAATAATTTTTTAAATATATTATTATTATATGAATTATAAAGATTTTTCATATCCTTAATGTGACCTTTTGTAATATGTTTTAAAGCATCTTCAAAAGATTTAATTGTTTTAAAATCAAATTCTTTTTCAATTTCTTTAAAAACTATATTTTCAAAAGTAGAGTTTTCTTTATCTATCTCATACCCTTCTGGTACTTGTATTATAATCCCTTTTTTCATCATCTTCTTATTTTATTACCACATACTGTACAAGTATAATCTTTAACAGTTATTCTTGTTGATTCTTTACCTCCTTCTGTATGGACTCTCATACCATTACCATAGGTTTTATCTTGGAAATCATTTATACAATTACAATGTAATATCTTTGCTGGCATACTAATAATTATTTAATAATTTTCTATTTTCTAATTCAAAATCTTCAGTAAA